TAAAGATAGAATTGAAATATGTAGAGGTTGTGTATATTATTTTAAACCAACAGGAACTTGTAAGGATTGCGGATGTTTTATGAAAATCAAGGCACGATTAGCACCAATGGCTTGTAGTCAAAAAAAATGGGATAAAACAACAGAGATAGAAACACCTGATGATTTACCACAGGAAATAATAGATGAAATATTAGATATGTGGAAGGATTTAAAAACAGGAAGGGCAAAAGATCAACAAGCAAAAAAGCGAATGATAGAAACTTACAACACTATTCATAACACTAATTATTCAACAGGTACTAATTGTGGTAGTTGTATAGCTACTTGTTATGATGGCATAAAAAAACTTTATCAAAAATACATCGAATGAGAAACTTAAAAAAATTAAGAAAAGACCAATTGCTTAAGATAGATTATTTGGGCTTTTTAAGAAATCACAAAATGCATTATAAGTCAAGATGGGTTGTTAAATATAATGCTAAAGAATTAATAAAAGAGGTAAAGCTTATATTCAACCCTGAAAGATACAGAAAAAGATTTAATGCAAAAAAACTTCATACACAAAAAGGACTAATAAAAATACTAGAAAATGACAAAGAAAAAAGAAATACCGAATTATTATGTGGGTAAAAGGTATAAGATAGAAGCTAGAAAAGTTGTAGAGGATTTTCAAGCTGACAATTATAATTTAGGTGTTGCACTTAGTTATTTATTAAGAGCAGGTAAAAAAGATGGAAATCCTATTGAGCAAGATATAAATAAAGCAATTCACCACTTACAGTTTGAACTTGACAGGATATACAATAATAGTGATGTTAAAACAGGAGGACTAGCCCAATGATAACTAAAGACACAATAGAGCTAGTTAGTTGGAAACAAATAGTTAAAAGATATGGCTATAAAGAATCTAAAAATAAAGGAACTAGATTTGGAATTAAGCTAGAGTTAAATGGAATGTATGATACTCAGTTTATTTGGTGTGAAAGTAATTTAGAAAGAAAAAAGATTTTTAAAACAATAGTAAGACTAGCCAAAGAAGAAAATAGAGATTTAACTTTAATAGAATGATATGACAAAGTATAGCTGTAAATGCGAAAAGGAAAGTAAAGAAGTAGGCAAAGCTAAAATAATCTATGTAGATGGTTCTTGGGTTGCTGATGTTGTATGTAGTTGTGGTAAATATATGGATAGCGAACCAACTGAAGGTATGCCTAACTTAATAAGGACAGAACCTACATTAACTAAAAAACGAGACAACCTTTGGGAGGGCGCAAAAGAAAAACTAACAGGAGAACGAGGTATAAATGAATCTTTTGATTAAATGAAAAAAAAACCAATAAGAATAGTAAAAGATCCAAAAGCACTTGCTGAAAAAGTTATAGAGTATTTCTATGGAAATCCTGATACAAACAGTTCAAAAGAAATGGAAGCAGTATTTGATGTATCACACAGAAGGATTAGAAAAATACTTAGTGACCACTTAAAAGCAAAGTTAGAAAACAGCTATGAAAGAAAGATGATAAATAAATACCTCTAATTTCTATTATATATTATGAGAAAACAAGTTAAGATAAGTAAAATAAAAGGTAACCCTAGTAATCCAAGAATAATAAAGAATGATAAATTTAAGAAATTAGTCAAGTCAATAAAAGAATTTCCTGAGATGTTAAAGCTAAGACCTATTGTGGTTGATGAAGATATGATAGTTCTTGGTGGTAATATGAGGTTAAAGGCAAGTAAAGATGCAGGACTAAAAGAAGTATGGATAGAAATAGCAGAAGGACTTACAGAAGAACAAAAAAAAGAGTTTATTGTAAAAGACAATGTAGGTTTTGGTGAATGGGAATGGGATATTTTAGCTAATGAATGGGATAGTGTTCAACTTGCTGATTGGGGTTTAGATGTCTGGGAAAATCAAGATGATGCAATAGTTGAAGAAGAAGAACAAATTAGAACCATTAAAGCTCCAACTTATGAACCTAAAAATGAAAAGCCAAAAATAGTTGATTTATTTGATACTAAAAAAGCAGATGAACTAATAGACAAAATAAAAGAAGCTGACTTAAGTAGAGAAGAAATAATGTTTTTATCTCATTGTGCATTAAGACATACAGTTTATGATTACAGTAAGATAGCAGACTTCTATGCACACTCAAGTAAAGAAGTTCAAGATTTAATGGAAGACTCAGCCCTAGTTATAATTGATTCAGATAAAGCTATTGAAAATGGATATGTTAGATTAACAAAAGACTTAACTAATATATTGAATGAAGAAATATAAAGATTTTGCTGTTTTTATTATGGTACACGGTAGACCTGATAAAATGTGGACATATCACACTTTAAGAAAACAGGGATATACAGGAAAGATTTTTTTAATAGCAGACAACTTAGATAAGAGACTAGAAGAGTATAAAGCAAAATATGGAGAAAAGCTTCTTGTGTTTGACAAAAAGAAAGCTGCTTTAGATATGCAAACAGGTGATAATAGTGGTGAACTAAGAAGCACATTATTTGCAACTAATATAACTTTTAAATTAGCTAAAGAAAAAGGTATTAAATATTTTTTTAATATGTGTGATGATTATACAGGGTTTGAATATAGGCAAGATGAAAACCTAAAGTATGGAGGTAGAATGGTAAAAAATTTAGATGGTGTATTTGAATCTCTATTAAAATATTACAAAAGCATTGACTGTCTAAGTATTGCCTTTGCACAAAGTGGTGATTTTATGGGTGGTAAGAATAGTTCATTAGCTAAAGAGCTTAAAATGAAAAGAAAAGCTATGAACACTTTTTTATGCAGTACTGAAAGACCTTTTAAATTTATAGGTAGAATGAATGAAGACATAACAACTTATGTAAACTTAGGAAGTACTGGTGGTTTATTTTTAACAATACCTAATGTTTCTATCTATCAGCAACCAACTCAGAAAGAAGCTGGTGGTATGACTGAGGTTTATAGGTTATATGGAACTTATGTAAAATCATTTTTTTCTGTAATGTTTAATCCATCTTCTGTAAAGGTTTCTGTATTAGGATATACTAAAAAAAGAATACATCATAGAGTAAGTTGGAACAATGCAGTTCCTAAGATACTAAATGAAAAATATAAGAAAAATGGAACAAAATAGAACAAAGATTAACAAAGAGAGATTGCTCAAAGCTTTAGAAAGCTCACTAGGAGTAATCACAACAGCTTTAAAAGCAACTGACCTTTCAAGAACAAACTTTTATAAGTGGATAAAAGAAGATCCAGAATTTGCTGCAAAAGTTGAAGAAATAGAAAACATTCAACAGGACTTTATAAAGTCTAAATACTATGAATGTGTTAAAGATAAAGTACCTTCTGTGGTAATACACGCAGCTAAGACTAGACTTGGTTGGAATGAAACTAATAGAGTAGACATAACTTCAGGTGATAAAGCAATTAATATGCCTGTTATAACATTTGTTGAAACTGATACTGAATAAAAAATATAACCCTTTATTTTCATCAGAAGCTAGGTACTTCATAATTACAGGGGGTCGTGGTTCAGGAAAGTCTTTTGCAGCAACAGTCTTTTTAACTCTACTTACTATGACAAAGGGTATAAGAATACTCTTTACAAGATACACAATGACATCAGCTCATTTGTCTATTATACCTGAGTTTTTAGAAAAGATAGGGTTGCTAGGTTTTGAAGGGGTGTTTAACATTAACAAATCAGAAGTATTAAACACTAGCAATAATTCAGATATACTATTTAGAGGTATCAGAACATCAGCAGGTAATCAAACTGCAAGTCTAAAGTCTTTACAAGGTATAAGTTGTTGGGTTCTTGACGAAGCCGAAGAATTAATTGATGAAGATATTTTTGACACAATAGATCTTAGTATTAGAGAGAAAGATATTCAGAATAGAATAATACTTATTTTAAATCCTGTAACAAAAGAACACTGGATATATAAAAGGTTCTTTGAAGACAAAGGAGTAGAAGCTGGTTTTAATGGGATTAGAGACAATGTATGTTATATCCATAGTACATACCTAGACAATAAAGATAATCTCTCACAGAGCTTCTTAGAGCGTATTAAGACTATAAAGCATAAGAGTTTTAAAAAGTATCAGCACAAAATACTTGGAGGGTGGTTAGATAAAGCCCT